AGTCTGATGGTACAAATCCCAAATCTTTTAGCGATGCGTGCTGTGCTTTATAGAAAGCTGATTCAGCGGCTGCATCTGCTGCGGCCTTAGCTAATTTAACTCTTTCCGCTTCCCATGCGACAAGGCCGGGGTTGTAGGTATTATCCCGAAAATCTGCCCATCCTCTTTCGGCTGCTTCTGCTGCTGCCTTTGCGGTGTTAGCTTCTACTAAAGCGGCTTCCTGTGCTTTCCTATCCGCTTCAGCTTTTACCGCTAATTCCGATGCTGCCTTTTCTTTTTGTTCTGCGGTCTGGTAGATACCGGACACATAACTGTTGAGACCACTTGTGGCCTTGGCGTCAAGAGCGTCTATCTGCTCCTGCGTCCATCCGCTCGATTTGAGCACTTCAGATAAGGTAGGTGCTGGCATAATTCACTATTCTCCCGGATTTTCTTTTGTTAACTTGTCATCGGTTGTTGCGATATAGGTGTCGGCTGAGAAGGCGTAACCATTGCCGTTTGTGCCTCGCCTATCGCTTGTACGATCTTGTTCATCTGTGAAGCGATCTGTGGATATGCAGACGCAATCTGCTGAGCTACATTCGTCCAGTTTCCAAGAAGCTCTTGGATTTGATTAGCTGGTTGTTGAGAGGGGGGGCCTTGCTGACCTCCCTGTGGTCCACCTTGAGGTGGGGGAGGGGCACCGGCTCCGCCTTGCGGGGAACCGGCGCTTTGATCTGGCGTTGGCATTGAATTCGTAGCCACTGTCATTTTCTCCGTTTGAGGTTAGTGGCTAAAACTATGCCTTGACTACAGAACGCTTCGCGGTGCGCTTGCGGCCCTTGCCCTTGTGCGAAACCTTCTTAACGTGAGCGGCTTTTGCGACTTTATGCTTCATGGTGATTCTCCTTTGTGTGATTTGGTTTAACCCAAAAAGAAACGGCGACTCAACCAGCCGTTTCCAGCTAGGAGTCGCCGCTTGTATCGCCGCAAAGGTGATGGCGCGTGCTCTATTTCTCTCTAAACATACAAATTACTAAGACGTTTGTCAAGTGTTTTTTACGAGATAGTTACTTTTTCGTCTTTTCTTCCATGTTTTTCATTATTAAAAGTGGTAGAATGGGGTTGTAGGCGCTATCAACGCCTGCACACTTCACGCTTAGGAGAGCGCCAAATGCCAACCCCATCTGTTTCATCATACCGCGAAAGCGGCGATTCATCTGGTATTAAGTTCTGCACGCGCAAAACCTGCCCTCTTTACGGGACCAAACAGCCTTTAAATAATTTCTACACATGTAAGAATGGCTCCTTTGGCTATTCTTCGTGGTGCAAGGCGTGTACGCTTCTATATGCTAAGAGGCCACCAAGAGAGCCGCGTAACCTTCGCCCTGCTCCCGAAGGATTCAAAATTTGCTGCTCTAAATCATGTTCTCATAATGGAGAAATACAACTCGTTGGTAGTTTTGCTAAGAGCAAAAGGAGGATCGACGGTCTTCATCATACATGCAAAGATTGCGTTAAGGAAGCAGCGATCAAGCGCAAACAGAGAAATTTAGAGAAGTTCAATGATCCTGCGCTTTTGTTTGCAGAGGGAAAGACAAAAGTTTGTTCTCGAAAGGATTGCATTCATCAATATAAACAGCAGCCGACAACTAACTTTTATAGGCATTCCGCGTCCAGCGATGGACTCAATTCTGAGTGTAAGGATTGCTGCAACGTCCATGTTAAGCAATGGCAGGAATCAAATCCAGAAACGTTTGCCGCTGGACGTAGACGTTACGCTGAAACCCACATCGAGCAAACGAGAGAATATCATCGAATCAATTACGCAGAAATAAAGAAACCACTTCGCATAGAAAATTGGGCAGAGTTCAAAATAATACAAATACAAAGGCGGGCATCGAAAAAGGGGTTGCCTTTCAATATCGACCAGTCTGACCTCTCACCTCTCCCTAAGTTCTGCTCTGTTTTCGGATTAGAGTTGGACTATGCAGCAGGACGCGATAGAAGGTTTTGGGCGAGTGTAGATCGTATAAAACCGGAATCAGGGTACGTAAAGGGAAACGTCCGCATTATTTCTATGGCGGCGAATGCGGCAAAATTCGATGGCGATGGAGACCTAATTACAAGGTCTTCAATTACAAATTAGCATCCGCAACGTTAAGGAGAGCACGAACTTCAGCAGATTTTGACTCTGTTAGTTTTTCGTTTTGCTCTATGTTAATGCCTTGGATAAATCCGTTATTGTAGAGGATTACCATCTTTCCATTTGTTTTGGTTAACCTCAATAATTCGTCTACCTCAGATACTTGTGATGGGAGAGAAATACTAGCTTCTGTCCGAAGATAATCTTTTTGTACTTTGATCTTAACCGCCATAGATTCTCCTTCTTCTGATTAACTTCCTGTGTTTAGGACGTTTTTACCGTTGTCCTTGGGTCTCCGCCTGCTCCTCCTTTTTGGACTATCTTAGGCTGTCTTTGATTCGTCTGTGGCCGTCCACCAGCGTGTAGCCCGCCGCCTCCACCTTTTCCTCCACCACCACCCTTACCGCCGCCTCCTTTGCCACCACCGCCTTCCTCTGGAGGTTGCAGACCAAGTTTCTTCATTTCTTCCTGCGCCATTGCCATACCAATTAGCTTGGCTTTGGTCAACTCTGTCTGCTCCTTGAAATACTTTTTCATTTCGTCTTTAGGCGAGGCTATGTCCAGCTTTTCCATTGTCGTTTCCCAGCTAACAGGGCAGTCGGGCGTCCTTTTTAGCTGTAGCCATTTCAATTGCTCCTGCATCTGCGTGATCTTGAGCAACGTGCTAGGTACCGAAATCAACCGCAGCTTCGTAACAAAATACTTTGCCCTCGTCAGCCTGTCGTACATTGAAGGCGTTGTAGGGTACATGGTTCCATTTATAAACTCATCGGGCAAGTGGCTAGGAACCATGTCGTCAGGATTGAGGTCGAACATTTCCTTAGCAATTCCGTCTGGTCCAACATACTCAATCAACCTAGAAGCATCAAACCACTGAGGAATAAGGTACTTCATCCTCTCGCCCAACTTCTTGTTGGCTTTCTCAATCCTCATCGCAATTCCTCTAGAGATAGGACCGATGGCCCCTACTTCCTTATCTGCTGTGTCGTTGGCAATATTCAACTTCATGTTGGCTAGGTTTCCAACATCGTTTAATCCTAATTGCGCTAAGAGTTTTTCTGAGAGGTATTTCAGCCAAGTGAAGTCTGTTCCATCGACCGTAACTGTGTCAGGAAGTAGGGATTGAAATGCTTTGGTTGGTTCCTGACCGCCTGCTAGACCGAGACGAACATCTTCCTCGAAAATATCGAAGTGCTCAATCTTCGCTCCTCCATTGGTATCAAGATCGTACCCCATTGGAGGATTCTTTTTGGCCGTCATGGTCTGATCGACCTTGCGCTCATGCTTCCTAATCGTTGTCTGGATTGACGCTACATCCCCTACCAACGATCTTCCTGACGGCTCCCACGCCACATCGTCTACCGTGTATTGGACGATGGGGATATTTGGGTCCCAGTCGAAAGAAGTACCGTCGTACATAACTTGGTCGCATCCTGAAGACGTAGTGATGAGCCGAAGGTTAGGGTAGATGCGGCAGTCCTCCACCATTGCAGGGCGATAGTAAGGTTGTCCATTCTTCATCCCTCCAAAGATTTCTTGTCCTAGCGCAGGAACTTTGTAAAACCATGAGGTTCCTTCATCCCCCATCTTCATTTCCAAGCCAGACGTATTGATGCGTATGTCCCTTACGAATGTGTACCTTATCTCTGTGTAGAGGTTTCCAAAGCCTCTACTCTGCGTCTCTCCGACTTGCCCATAGCGCCATGTCGCCGCAAAGTCCTGCCGCTGCGCTTGAATCAGGCTCTTGTAATTGTTCCTGCCTACCGTCTGGAGCTTTCCTTGGAATAATGGGAACCTTGCACACGCTTCCGCGATAGGCATGTAATCGTAAATCGTTACCGAATAGGCATCTTGTACGTCATTCGTCTTTGACGGAACCTGCGTAGGCATTACGTCTAGGAGTCCTAGCGCATCAAAGACAAGTTCGCGTGGTCCAAAGTTGTAATTAGACCCACGGACCTTCGCCCAGAGGTATCCAACGCCCATGACGGTCGCGTATTGCAGAACTTTGAGGATTTGGAGAGGAAAGTCAGACTCTAAATAAACAGCCTTCGATACTCCGGTGAGCATCTCAGCCATCTTTTTATAATTAGGTACATCAGAACTGAATCCGGCGATCTCACGGACTTCCGACATCGTTGTGCAGAATTTATTGACGGAATATCTAAGCTCGTTCGTGACGAGGCTAGACCGCGTTTTATCTTTGAAAATTCCATCAAAGACACGTAGATTT